ATGTTGAGGGAATATGCAAAGGGAAAGGGGTGAAACCGAATGACAATCACGGAGATCATGGAACGGATTCAGCAGGAACACGGCGGGGAAAGTACAGCTTCCTCTTCGACGGAACCGAAGCAGTATAAATGCGAAACCTGCCTTGATACGGGCTGGGTAAGGTTTGAAAAGGATGGATATACCTTCTGCCGGGAATGCGAGTGCGTGAAGGCACGGAAAGCGGAAGCGCTGATGAAAAAGAGCGGGCTGGCTGGTGTGCTGGCTGAACAGACTTTTGACAGCTTCACGGTATCGAACAGCGTACAGAACACCATGAAAATAATGGGCAGGAACTACCTGGACGCGCTGTTCTCCGTTCCTTCGGATTCATCCCGGAAACCGTGGCTGTACATTGGCGGGAACCCCGGATGCGGGAAAACGCATATCTGCACCGCCATTTGCGGCGAACTGCTGAAAAACAACGTGGAAGTGGTTTATATGCAATGGCTGGATGAAGTACGGCGGCTGAAAGCATATGTCAACGATCCAGACTTTGAAAATATGGTGGACAAGTACACGGATTGCGCGGTGCTGTACATCGACGATCTGTTCAAGCAGACCTACCACGGAACGCCTATCCTGACAGATGCGGATGTGAAAATAGCGTTCACCATCTTCAACGCCCGGTATCTGGAAAGCAAGCCGACAATCATTTCAAGTGAGTGGGATTTGGAAACGCTGCTGGAAGCTGACGAAGGCGTGTTCAGCCGGGTATACGAACGGTGCAAGGGCTATACGTTCAGCGTTCCGCGTGATGTGAAGTACAATTACCGCCTTGCAAGGCTGAGGGGGCATACGGCATGAAATGCGAACTTTACAATGATTCATTCCAGAACTGGAAGTCATACCCGATTCAGAAAGCACAGCTTATCATTGCCGATATTCCCTATAACCTGGGTGATGCCGCGTATGGCTCAAATCCGATGTGGTACGTTGGCGGGAACAACAAGAACGGCGAAAGCGACAAGGCAAAAAGTACATTCTTCACTTCTGACGGGTATTTCAGAATTGCGGAGTATTTCATGTTCTGCTCCCGGCTGATGAAGCCCGAACCGAAGCAGGGCAAGGGCGGCGCTCCGTGCATGATCGTGTTCTGCGCCTACCAGCAGCAAAGCGACGTGATCCGTTGGGCCGCTGATGCGGGATTCGGGAAGTATATCCCGCTGGTGTTCATCAAGAACTATTCCCCGCAAGTGCTGAAAGCGAACATGAAGATCGTAGGCGCAACGGAGCATGCGCTGGTGCTGTACCGGGACAGGCTACCGAAGTTCAACAACGACGGACAGATGATTTTCAACTGGATGCCGTGGACGCGGGACGGAAAGGACATTCCGAAAATCCACCCGACACAAAAGCCCGTTTCCCTGCTGAAAAAGCTGATTGGCATTTTCACCGATGTGGGGGATGTAGTGATTGACCCGGTAGCGGGCAGCGGTTCTACCCTGCGGGCGGCGGCTGAAATGCGGCGCAACGCTTACGGCTTCGAGATCGACCGGAAGTTCTACAGGGAAGCACAAGAAAGGATGCTGAACCCGGAGGCGCTGCAACAGTCCAGTATTGATGATATTTTCATCGAGGCGCGGAAGATCGAACAAATGACGCTTGCGGGGGTGATGGCATGATTAGCGCAGCGGAGCGCAAACGCCGTCAACGTGAAAGTATCTTGGAAATGTACAGGCGAAACTACGCGAAACCTTTCTGGGAAGCATACAAGGAAGGGAACAGCAAGGAGATGCAACGGCGCCTTGGTCTTGGCGATAGTTTCAAGCGTGGCGTGTATATGGCAGCACCGTATAGCAGATACGGTGAAGCATTCAACAAGATTGACGAAGAACTGAAAAAAGAGATTGACGAGGATGCACTGCAATGAACCAGATTCCAACCGAAGCCCAGGAACAAACCACCATTTTCCAATGGGCGGCTATGATGTCCGGGAAATGGCCGGAACTGCGGCTCTGCCATGCTATCCCAAATGGCGGTAGCAGAAACCCCATAGAAGCGCGGCACCTGAAAGAACAGGGCGTAAAAGCGGGAATCCCTGATTTGTTCCTGCCCTGTGCGCGGGGCGGCTATCATGGCCTGTACATCGAGATGAAGCGCAGGAAGGGTGGCAGGGTGAGCATCGAGCAGAAAAAGACAATTATAGCGCTTAGAGAACAAGGATACCGCGTCGAGGTATGCGAAGGCTGGGAACGGGCGCGGGATGTGATAAAGGAGTACATGGAGGGAAAAACAAATGGCGCAAGTGTATGACGGAACGGATTATATAATTGGCGGGAATGAGTATGAAGGGAAACAGCATATTGAAACGACAATGTTTCTTGAAATTTGCCGTATTTCACACATTGCCGCTGACTTGCTTATTGCTTATAAAACACAAGATAAATTTCGGGAAAGTGTTGATGGAATAATTGATTCCCTTCGTCCAACCGGGGCGTCGTCATTATTCCTTGCGTTTCAGCTAAAAGATGCTGTTTGCGGCCTGTTGGATGGGTGGTTCCAGCCGAATGAATTAGGCGAAGAAACAGACGAAGACAGCGAGGGCTATGATGAATAACCCGTGTAGAGACTGCCCCGACCGCGTGGTTGGTTGCCATATCCATTGTGAACGGCACGCGGCATGGAAGGTGGAACACGAAAAGGCGAAGGAAAAGCATCAAGAACAATTGAGGGCGCTGGACACGATCTGCCGGGAAACGTACAGGATGCAGCGAAGGAGGAAGCATTGAAAACAATCAGGGCATATATCACGCTGAAAAGCGGAGAAATGATTTCAAGGCTGTTCAGTTCGTGGCAGGATGTAGGCGCGTGGATAGATCGGCACCATGACCACCTGAAACGGTTTGACGCGGAACTGATTGCAACGAACGAAATCAGGCAAGGGAAGGAATAGGAGGGCAAGGACAATGGATAGCTTGAAAAACTGCCCCTTCTGCGGGGCTAAGGCCGTGATGGAAACGTTCACAACGGCGATGGAGAAAAAGCCGAGATTCAGGGTGCGGTGTACGAACTGCCCGTGTGATCTGGGCTGGGATCATTGGAGTGTGGAAGAAGCGCGGGATGCGTGGAACAAACGGACGGAGGGCAAAGACAATGGCTGAACTGGAAAAGGTGATTAAGGGGCTGGAAATATGTATCCGAGTGCAGGACAACGAGAAATGCCCGGATGAATGCCCGTATCGGAAGGATATATGCTATGGCACGGTAGGATTGATGGCTGACGCCCTTTCCCTGCTGAAAGCGCAGGAACCCAGGGTGATGAAAGCGGAAGAACTCAAACAATATTTAATGGTTAACGAAAACGGGCTATTATCTCACGATCAATGGCAAGCGCTGGGGCAAAGAGCGCCGCTGTATATTGAGTTTCGGAGGCCGGACGAGTATCAAGTCAATTGGCGAACAGCGGAGCATTTAAGGGCGTGGGCGATGGAGTCAATTTTTTGGGACAATTACGGCAAAGATCGGCGCTGCTGGACTTCCCGACCCACGGACGAAAAGAGGGAGGCAACGCCGTGGCCTGAACCGCCGAAGGAGGGATGAACCGTGATTGTTTTTGAACTCACCATGCCGCACGTCGCTTCGTGGAACGGGAAATGGTCTGGCTCTGACAGACGGTATATCCGAACACGGGACGAAAGAACCGTTCCGAAAGAATACTGGGGTAAGGACTTTGAATACTGTTGGGATGATGGCTGGGGCGCTTGCGTGTCCGTAAAGCGTATGCCAATTAAAGAAGCACGGAAATTGGAGCGGCTGTCTGCCGGATTCTGCGGATATGACTGGATGATAAAGAGTATCATTCAGCGCGGATACATTGAGCCAATAGGAGATTTCTAATCTGCAAAAAGGAGGGCGGAACCGTGGACTTGATAGACCGTAGCAAAATCAATTTCTATCATCTCACAGGGCCGGAATTGAGAAGCGCGATTGAAGAAGCTCCAACCGTCCCAGCCGTGCCGCTGGATAAGTTGCGCGAATGGCTAAATGTACATTGCGGAAGGCCAAATTATTGCAACAATAGGCTTTGCGGAGAATGCAACCTTGATGGTGAAGGTTTTGAATATGAAACATGCTGGGAAACACTGTTGACAGAATGGATGGAGGAACAAGATGCAGATAACATCTGAGCAGTTATGGCGTGCGTTCGCGGACGCGGTGAACGATCTATACCTATGGGATATGCCGATTTCAGATGAAGAGAACGCGAAGGAAGTAAACATGCGGACGCTGTTCTATGTGGAAGGGCTGCGGACGATGACACAGAAGATTGACGACTTACTGCAAGGGAAGGAGTAAACATGGAAACGAACAGCACTTGCCCTGATTCAACGTGTCGGCTCAGAAACAGTCTTGGTTATTGTACTTCAAGCGGGCCGTGCATTATGGTCACAAAGAAAGTGAAGATTGAAGAAAAAGGGCTGACAATATCGGGATATAACGGCATCATTGACAGAATTATTAACCGCACCGTACAACCGCCAAACGACAAAAGATGTTTTGAACTGAACGCATGGTTACAGGGATATGCAGACTGTCAGAACGCCATCCTTGAAATTATCGGACAACTGAAAGACCAATACGGGAGGTAACGCAATGCACATCTACCGATACGGAACCCTGATGCGTCCCCCTGGCCCCGGCGCTGTGCCGAGGAAAGGGCTGCTACAAACCATCGGGCGGCACTTCGATGCACCTTCCGGGCATTTCTGCTGGGGGCTGGCGGAGTACGATCGACCGTTGACGGATGAGGAAATCAGCGGTTATGAACTGGAACCGATAACGGATTACGACATGGAGGAACCAGATGACAATTAATACATACCAGCAACTTGCTGCCCGGACGATCAACCATGCGCTTGACCGGGACGAAATGATCAATCACGCCGTGTTCGGTCTGAGCGGCGAAGTGGGCGAAATCAGCAGTTTGTTTCAAAAGGTCTATCAGGGTCACGAACTGAACGAAAGCGACCTGAGAAAAGAGATTGGAGATGTGGCGTGGATGCTTGCGGAACTCTGCACCGCGTATGGATGGGACATGGAGCAGGTTTTTATTGAAAACATCGAAAAACTGCGGGCCAGATACCCCAAAGGTTTCAGCGCTGAGCGCAGTTTACACAGAGAACAATAACAGCGCTATAAGCGCGGCGGTTGGTATCCTCCTTGCCCATTCTTCGCCAACCGCGCCACCCTCTGGCGGCATCCAGCAAAGGGCGGCTATATACGTTGGCGGTCAGCGATAAACCGCAAGGGGTGACGCTGGAAAGACAGAAAGGGAAAAGCCGCGCCGGAGATTCAACCCCTGTCGATGATGGCGCGGCATATGCGGATGTTGCCAAGTTGGAATGGACACGCCGGGGAACCGGGCAGAGAACGCGGGTTCAAGTCCCGCCATCCGCACCAACTGCCGGGTCGCTCCCGGCTGATGTGAGAGTATACGCGGAACGCCTCACGAAGAATGACAATGGCTGCTGAAAACTGCCGGGTGGGAGCATAAGAAAGGCTCATCGTAATGGTGCCACCGTGACAACCCCGGATGTGACAATCTAAGCAGCAACCGCGCATAGGGGCATAGCCAAATGGTAAAGGCATCCGGTTTTGGCCCGGATATTGGCGGTTCGATTCCGTCTGCCCCCGCCAACTGCCGGGAGGTAGTAGTCCCCGGAAGTCCGCGCGAACCGCCCTGCCGCTGGCGGGGAACGCGGAAAGTAGTAGTATTAGTCCATACCAAATGTTGTGCGAATAAACGCATAGCGGCGCACTTGGCAACGGGTGATCATGGTATTTCACATGGCTGGTACGCTCAAACAAATCAACTCCCCCACCCGTTGCGGATGCATCCCCGTTCAGGCTACCGACAAGCAGCAAGGCCGCATGGAGTAATTCACCGTGCCGCCGCGTGTGATGAAGACACGGCCCCCACCGGGAACCTGTTCGGGGATGCGGAAAGGAGAATTATGGACGATCAAGCGGCAAGGAAAACAGTCAAGAAAATCCTGTTGTTCATTGCCCGCCAACAGGAGAAAAGCGGGCTGACAATACGGCAGTTTGCGGCAAAAGCCGGAATAGCGCGGCACTGCCTTTATCAATGGTCTGTAGGCGAGAACACCCCCAACATCCTGAGCGTGGTCAAAGCGCTGGATGCGGCAGGATATGAGATAGCAATCAGGAGGAAAGCAGATGACGCTGAAAGAAATGGTTGAACGGGAATGCGAGTTTCACGGCGCAATGAAGGACGGCACGATTGACGATGATGTGGCAATCTATATCAATCACGATATGCTCCAGCGCCACAAATGCGAAATCACCAGCACGAAGGACGGGTTATACATTGACAAAACACGGGTGTTAATTGATCATCGGCTGGGCGGTAACATCGTGCAAATATCCCTTGTGTGAGGTGGGCGATGGAAGAAAGAATCCTGATACGCCGCCCGGAAAACCCGGCGAAGGCGTTTCTATCTCGGTACAAGTATCTTTGCATTCAGCAGGAATCCTTACAACGTTCCATCCAAGCCGCCCAGGACAGGGCGCTTTCGTGTACGGTGCGATTGAAGCCCATCCAGACGAAGGGCGGGTGTGGTGCGTATGACAGGATAGCGGAGGACATAGCCGGGAAGCTGGACGCGGAGGAACAATTGACCCTTGATTTGGAGGGAATCAGCAAGGCCCTATCAGAAATCCGCGCCGCTATCAACAGCCTGCAAAGCGAAGCGCAGAAAACCGTGCTGACGCTGCGGTATATTGAAGGGCTGGACTGGATAAGCGTTCAGCATCGGATAGGCTATGAGGAACGGCAGACGTTTGTTATTCATGGGCGGGCGCTTCGGAATGTGAAAGCATGGATGGAAGAAAAAGATGTGAAATAACGAAAAATGCGCAGGAAAATGCAGTTGTCAATGTGGTATAGTGATACCGTCAAAAGAGCGCGAACAGCGCTCTTTTTTCGTTTCAGGCAGCGCCGCACATTCATTTATTTGTTGGGGCGGCGGGGTTCTCCCTTGCTGGTGGGGGCAAGGATTAAGGCTTTAAGCCGTAAGGCTGAAGCGGCATAGACGGCGATAGCTACGCCGACAAGCGCGGGAAGGTGCTCCCCCGCGCTTTTTCTATGCCTGAATATTTGGGGCACAATGAAAGGAGCGCCATATGAGCGAGATAATTGTTTCCAGAGAGAACAGACTCAAAATCGACCCTGAGTTCAAAAACCTGATTCCACCGCTTACCGCCGAAGAATATGCAGGGCTTGAGGAAAGCATATTGCAGGAAGGTTGCCGGGACGCTCTGATTGTTTGGGGCGATACCCTGATAGACGGGCATAACCGCTTTGAAATCTGCACCCGGCACAATATCCCGTTTGAAATAACGGAAATGTTCTTTCCTTCGCGGGATGATGTAAAACTGTGGATGATAGGCAACCAACTGGCGCGGCGCAATATCAACAATTACGCCCGCACGACACTGGAATGCCTGTCGGATGAAATACAGGAAAAACAAAAGGAACGCAAACAAAAATCATTTGACAACCTTCGCCAAAATGCGGGTGACCGAGTTTGTGAAGTCACAAAATCGGTGGAGACGGCTGTAAATACGGCTAAGGAAGTTGCACACCGCGCAAACGTTGGCGAACAAACCGCCAGCCGCGTAATGACTATAAACAAGCACATTGAAGCGGCGATTGCCAACAATGGCACGGTTGCGGGGCAAAAGCCTGAAGAATTGAAACGCCAGTTGATGAACGGTGATATTACTGTAAACAAGGCATATCAAGAGCTGCAGCGAGAGGAAAAGGCGAAGAAGAAAGCAGCGGCAATGTCTGAGTTGAAGGAAAAAGCGGTAAACGATGGAAATATGGTAAACGGCGATTGCATAGCCGAAATGGAGAAACTTCCCGATGAAAGTGTGGATTGCGTTATCACAGATCCACCATATGGAATCAACTATGTTTCCAATTTCCGCGTTGTTGACAGCGAGGTTGTAAAAGCTGTCAATAATGACGATTTGCAGAGCGCGCTGGAATTGTGGGAAAGGGCTTGTAAAGTTTTGTCCCGCAAGATGAAACCTGATTCACATATTTACATCTTCACAAGTTGGAAGGTATATCCGCAATTTGCGGAGATAACCGCCCGATATTTTAGAATCAAGAATTGCCTGATTTGGGAAAAGAACAACTGGAGCATGGGCGATCTTGAAGGGAATTATGCGGAACAATACGAAATGGCGATATTTGCCACCAAAGGGAACCGAAAGCTGAACGGCGGGAGAGATACAAACATCCTCCATTTTGACCGTGTGGCGAACGGTTCCCTTTTGCATAGCTGTGAAAAGCCCGTGGATATGTTGAGATTCCTTATAGGCAAATCGAGCAACCCGGGTGAGCTTGTTATTGACCCATTCGCTGGCAGCGGTTCAACGCTGGTTGCTTGCAAACAAGAGGGCAGGGCGTATTGGGGATGCGAGCTTGACAGCGAAAACTACAAAATAGCATTGGGGAGGCTTGCGGATGGCGATTGAGGAACAGGGCCGGGCCGGTGAGAAGCTGGTCATGGATGTGCTTCAATTCTTCAAAGTGCAAGTCAAGTTTCAGCCTGATGCATTATTCAAGAGCAGAAGCGGACATTGGATTTTGATAGAGTGCAAAAATCAAGAGCGATTCAAAGCACCGCCGTTTGATGGACACGGTTTGCCGCCATACCAAGTGAAATCACGAATGAAGTTTTACGAGGAAACGGGCATCCGATGTCTATTTTTTGTGCATGAACCCGGCGAGAATTACGTCTGGTGGCAATGGCTTGATGTGCTTGAAGGATTGGACGCTTCACAAAGAGCGATGACGAAAACTGGAAAGCGTGTCATTTATGCACTCTCCGCTTTTAGGAAAGTGGATGTGCCATTTGACATATCGGCATAACAGCGAAAGGAGGGCGGCTTGATGGCTGCTAACAGCGGGAAAACAGCGCGGGGCCGCCCGTTTCAGAAGGGCCAAAGCGGCAACCCAAGCGGAAGGCCAAAGCAGACGCAGGAGCAAAAAGATGCGCTTGCCATGATAAAGGATTTGGCCCCCGTTGCGGTGGAATGGCTGCGAGAAGTTCTGACAAACGAAAAAACAAAACCGGAAATAAGGCTCCGCGCTATTGAAATGGTGCTGGATAGGGCATACGGAAAACCCGTTGCGCGGGAACAAACGGTTGGCAATGAGCCGATTATCGAACTCCTGCGCAGAATAGACGGTGAATGCGATGTTTAGCCCGATGCAGAAAACGTTCTGGCGGGAAGCGAAAAGGCGCTGGAACATAAAAACAGGCGCAACACGCAGCGGGAAAACGTATCAGGACTATTTTCTGATCCCAAAGCGCCTGTTGGCGGTAGCAGACAAGGAAGGGCTGAACGTGATTCTGGGCAACACCCGCGAAACCATCCGAAGGAATATCCTGTTGCCGATGCAAAGCATGTATGGGGCTGAATACGTTTCCAACCTTCGTGCTGATAATTCGTGTGATATGTTCGGGCAGAAGGTTTTCTGCCTGGGCGCTGATAACGCGAACCGGGTGGACAAGGTGCGCGGTTCATCCATCAAATACTGTTACGGCGATGAAATCACGACATGGAACCCGGATGTATTCGACATGCTGAAAAGCCGATTAGATAAAAGCTATTCCATTTTTGACGGCACATGCAACCCGGCCAGCCCGCAGCACTGGTTTAAACAATTCCTTGATTCGGACGCGGACATATACCAGCAAGCCTATACGATAGACGATAATCCTTTCTTAGACCCGGCTTTTGTGGCGAACCTCAAGAAAGAATACAGCGGAACGGTATTATATGACCGATATATCCTTGGCTTGTGGGTAGCGGCTGAGGGCGTGATTTACCGCTTGTTCGCCGACCATCCAGAACGGTTCATTGTGGATGATTTGCCAGACCAGAAAATCCGTCATGCCGTGATTGGCGTGGACTTCGGCGGTGGCACTTCCGCACACGCTTTTTCCTGCACGGGCTTCACCACGGGCGGCGCAATCGTGACATTGGATGAATACCGGGAAAAGGAAGCGCTGAACCCCACGAAGCTGGAACGGGATTTTGTGGACTTCGTGAAGCGCTGCCAAATGCGCTGGCTGGTGACAGATGTGTGGTGCGATTCAGCGGAACAAACGTTGATCAACGGCCTTCGGACGGCTGCGGCGAAAGCGCATATCGGCGTGAACATCGGGAACGCGATGAAAAAGCCGATCAACGACAGAATCCGGGCGCTGTGCCTGCTGATGGGCGC